TAAGATACTCCTCTTCCTGGCAGACAGAAAACTATTGCTTTACCTTTAGCTAATGCCTTTGCCTTTTCTAAATCAAAATCATCTTCGACTTTTTTAGTTTTAGGGGCTTTAGCTTTTACTGTAAATCCTTTTGCCATAACATGTTGTAATTACATTATTAAGTATACCACGGTCAAATCATTTTGTCCATAGTGTTATATTATATAGTCACGAATTTTTGACTATTCTTATCTCTTCTTTACGGTTTTCATCATCTGGGTAATAATTAAAAAATGCTCTTACATGTTCCATTTTGCCTTTTACATCTTGGCCTGGAACATTCTCCATAATTAAGTATTCACCAATGTATACGTTATAGGTAGTCATCTTCCCATGTCGCCATCATGTCTTCTAAATCTTTCCTAATGTCAGGATGATACATTAAATGAGTATCGTGCTCTAATCTAAAAGAGATTGATTCGTAGATGTATTCTAGCTCCTTGATATCGAGCTCTATTTGCATTGTTTCAGTAGAAATGTTCATTATAAACTTATCTATACATTTTTAATTTTAGGATCAGGGAACTCATGATTTACTTGAGTTGTAATCTCATCACTATTTAACGCAATGTCTCCAGCGATTGATATTCTCCACTCGTCTGTAGTAAAGTGTGGATAGACAAGATGATTCATATCGCTTGGAAAGAATATCATCATACCATCCATATGTGGATTCAATCTATAGTGTTTCTTCATCAGTTGGCCACAGGTGTCAGGATACACTAATACAAAGTCACTTGCCTCTGGTCTGAACCCAGCTTGTTCCTCTGCCTCTTTCTTTCCATCAAAAGGTATCTTTAACCAGACTACAAATGTGAATACGCTCAGATGATCATGTATACTTTGATAGTCTCCTTTTTGTGATGCACGACACCAGAAACGGTTAAATGCAAGTCCATGTTCATATGTTGATTTGACCTTAAACGGGCAACCGTATGTACCCATGTATTCACGAGTCAGAGGCATCAAAACTTTATTTGCAAATACTTGGCCATCATCATTCAATGACCATTGTTTAGCGTTGATATCCTTAATACTAATTAAACGATTACCTTCCCACTCAGACTCAGGAGCATACTTATGAACCATCTTCCATAGATGATCTTGTTCCTCTTGTTCAAGTTCAACTTCTAACACACCATAGTTAGGTAGATGAGCATGATGATGCTTCATAATCTCTCTCTATATTTTTTCCTTCCGAGTACTACCTTTTCCATCATAGACTCAGTATATCTTCCTATGTAGTATCCCTTGGCCTCCAGTTGTTTTGAAGTATCGTCCAACGCGCTGATTTTTTGTATCATCACAATGGTAAACATCTCATCTAACTTTGTCAACAACCATAAATCCTTTCCCTGTTGATTCAGAAACGTGTTAAGTCCATCGACGCCGCCAGACATTTGATCTGGGTTAATATTATTAGCGTTGGACTTTGCAGCCACTATGACAATATCATTACTTCCATCAAAGGCTTCACACTCTCTTGAAACCACCTCCCAGTAGTCGTACGCGCTGAAATAGTCAAAGACCTTGACCAACTTCATACGGCCATCATCTTTCGCCTTCTTACTAAAGGGACAACGAGGGCCTTTATAATCCCCCTTGTTTGCATCATCAGGTTTCTGTAACCAATCAATCCAATCAGCAGTATACTGCTCTAAATGATCTAAGACATGTGCCACTAATAACTTTGATCCTCCCTTATACATTCATCGCCAATACAGACAGAGAACGACAAGCTATCAGTATGATAAGACCTGTAGATCTTGCCCCATATGACATTGAACTCTTCTTGATTCAAATTCTTAAACAAACACTTATCCTCGAAATAAATGTGATAGGATTTTACTCCTTGATCCGTTGTGGTACTTGAATTGTCCATGAACCTCCTTTTAACTCTACCAGCTTGAACTTTTTCTTATTGCGTTCAATCTCTAACAACCACGCTTCATTCATTGTACTGCCATATTCAACAGGATTCATACCAACGAAATCTAGTATAGCAGTATCTACCATATGATAGAGAGTATCCCAAGTGAGAGTGTACTGTAATGCAGACGCTATCTGTTCAACCTCATACTCTGAGAGGTTCTGATTCAAGACGCCTAATCTACATTCGACTAACTCATTCAAGTCAATCTCTATCTTGCTATTTTTATATATTGCCATAATATTCTCTTAACTATTCAAAGGAGATACCTTCTTCATCAGGTAAGTCTAAAAGTTTCTCTTCAACCCAATGGTCAGCATTATCAATACCAGCTGCTTCACAGTATGCCATGATATGTTTATCCACTTGCTTGTAGATAGGATGTAAGTCTATGTCCATACGAACATCATGTGCAATCTCTGCTACTTGTTTCTCTGTCAAACAATGATCAGGATGAAGAAGATCACAACAAGGGATCCTCTTCTCAATCAACTGATTAATGTTTATACGAATCTCATAGTCGTTATAAACCGCCATTAAAAGAACCTACCTTTAGATGCAAAGTTCACGATGGCAAATGATGAGCCTATACAAAAAGTCATCAATACGAGTGTTAATACAAATCCTTCAATCATTGTTTGTTTTATATGTTTACCTTCATAGTATAACATAAACCTGGCCCAGAGTCAACCTATTGGGCAATTTTTTTACATCACTTTTTTTTACGAGTGCGCTTTGCAACACCAGCTGCTTTCTTTTGAGACTTGTATTGTTTGCATCTTTTATCAAGTCTTGATTTTCCGTTTTTGTGAATGTACCTTTGTGGCATTTTGGCCTCCTAAAAAATTTTTGAAAGCAATAATATTTAGCTCTCGATTTTGGTTCGTTGTAGGTTAGGGACTTAAGCGTTTTTTAAACCGCATCGCTATCGCGATAAAAAAAAATAACATAAGAAAACCCTGCTCCAAGCGGAACAGGGGTAGCGAGTGCTCGCTCAGATAAGGGTGGCATGCTTAGTGTTTATGCTGCCTCTGTTGGTGTTGGTTCGGATGCCCTTAGTCTGAGATAGGAGCAGATGGCGGCGCTGTGGTTTCTGTGGTTTTAATCTGGTGTAAGTAATTTGCCTGCCATCGCTCAGCGTGAAAGTACGCTGAGCAAGTATGTTCCGTGGCATTAGAGCGCAACCTCCATGCCGCTAACAAAATCTTCTTTGAGGTGTTTATAAGTTAAAAACCATTCAAAGTTGCGCTGGATTACGCCAGTGCCTGTAGCAAATTCGTCCAATAGGGCATTTAATCTGCTTTTGGTTGTAACTGTCTGCCAACCGCCGTCAAAGAGCACGATGCTGTTTGCATACACTTCGGCAATCTTGTTGCCATGTAGTTTGACTATGCTGCCCACCCTATCAGTAGCGGAACAGTAGAAAGACTCAACGAGAGTATTAGCACACTGCCAGTGCTCCTTTCTGTTTCTGATAGCGCGGTTCATGTCTTTTTCAATTTTACGCATTTGGGGTGCTCCGTGTTTGTTTGTATGTAAGTATAATAAACGATTCACTAGGTAAAGCAACCTAGCAAATCTATAGAAAAGATTAAATTAATCTTGGTCTGTATATACGCCTTCAACAACTCGCTTGCCGTTAAGAGCGTACCATACTAATTCAGCAATGCCATACTGCTGTGCCATATCGTAGAGCGTATCATAAGCGAACCCGCTAACGCTTTCTTTGATGTTTGTGCCTGGCACTTCGATGTAATATTCAATCATGATAATAATAAAAAAAGGTAAATTGGACTATAATAAAAGCAGTACCCTATGCAAAGATAGGGTTAGCGTACTTACTGCAAGGATGGGGATTTTCGGGACTGCAACCGAATGATGCTATAAATGAATCTAACCCTTTTATTTCATCTGCGGTTAATGTATCGAAATCTACTGTAGCAATGTGATCTACGCCCCATTCTGCAACTTCAAAAACAAATTCTTCCCAGTCGCAGCAAACGTGTGCGACGTTTTCAAAGTTACCATTGTTTAGGATTCTGTTAGAGATTGCGTCAACTCTGTTCATAATTAAAAAACCTGTGTTTGATTTATACCTTAATTATAGTCTATCAGGGCGCAAAAGCAACCGATTACAACAAAATATTAAGGTAAAATGGACGGAAATTAAATTGGCACAAAGGCCCAATTTTTGAAAAAAAAGGCCTTTTTCTTAATGTTTCCTTCATGTGCCAATAATTAAATCGGCACACTATAAGGAAATTTTACGATTTCTACCTATAATATAAACTGCCGCCTGTCCATGTCGCCTTCTTTGGATCGAGCGCTGCTTCTCTCTCTTTTATAATTCTAAAGTCAAAGCGTACGCCCTTAGCAGGAGCGCTCCATGAAGCAGGTTTAAAAACCTCGCCTTTGAATGATATAAAAGCAACTACCGAGGCATCGCTATATCCGCCCTCGCT